AATATTGGATACGAAAATCATCTACATTGGGTATATACGTAATGAGCGGAGGAATAATGCAACTCGTAGCTTATGGAGCCCAAGATATATATTTAACCTCTAATCCACAAATAACTTTTTTTAAGGCTGTGTATAGAAGATATACCAATTTTGCAATAGAGGGTATCGAACATCAATTTATTGGAGTACCGGCTTTTGGAAAACGTCTTGCGGCAAAAATTACAAGAAATGGAGACCTTGTATCAAAAATATATCTAAGGGTTATTTTGTCATCCGTTGATCCTGTAAATTCAAATTTTGCTTGGGTTCGAAGATTGGGTCATGCTATGATAAGAGAAGTTAATGTCGAAATCGGAGGATCAGTAATTGATACTCAGTATGGAACATGGCTCGACATATGGTATGAATTAGCTCGACAAGGAGATCATGAATCAGCATATGCAAAAATGATTGGCGATGTACCAAAACTAACCGATTACAATAAAGTAGTAAAAGGTGAGTATATAATGTACATCCCTCTGCAATTTTGGTTTAATAAATTTGTTGGTACTGCTATACCTCTTATTGCACTTCAATATCACGATATGTACATTAACATTGAATTTGAACCAGTGGAAAAATTAATTGTTCGTGATTGTACCTTTGATATCAATTTGGCTCAAATAAAAAATGCAACTCTTCTAGTTAATTACGTTTTTTTAGATACAGAGGAACGAAGGCGATTCGCATTAGTTGGTCATGAATATTTAATCGAACAAGTACAATTCAATGGTATCGAACGAGTTTTAACGAGCCCAACAAAATACAAACTTGATTTCAACCATCCGACAAAAGAAATAATTTGGGCTATGAAAAATGGAAATTATATTACAGGAAAAAGATTTGTTTATTACACAAATAGCGACATTTGGTCTGTGAAAGATGCAGCTTGTGTTATTATTAATAAAAGTATATCCGTTGGTACTGATCCTCGTCCTGGTTTGATCAGTATTGAAGAAAAAAATTTGTGGTTCGAAGTAAATCCGGATCAAATTATAACAATTGGAACTTTCAATATTAATAATAAATTTTCTCAGTCCGTTTTTGTCAATCCTGATAGTTTGAAAATTAACTTGAGTAATAACATTATTTATGGAATTACAAACAAAATTAATTCAGATATTACAATTGAAGTCGATGGAACCATAACTTGTCATAATATCGAAACGGTATTAACTGTGCGAGATTTAAGTGTACCACTTGAATTAATGATTGATACAAGATATGGTGTTTGTGATCCTATGGTAAATTTGTTTAGTAATTATGGAACATTAATTGATGGCAGTATTAATCCAGTGCAGACAGCATTGTTGCAAATGAATGGTCATGATAGGTTTGATCAAAGAGAAGGAGCATATTTTAATTATGTGCAACCAGAACAACATCACGAAAATACTCCAAAAGATGGTATTAATGTTTATTCGTTTGCCCTGTATCCCGAACAACATCAACCATCTGGAACAGCTAATTTGTCGCGCATTGAAAGCACTGACTTGACAATAGATTTTGCCGATGTTACGTTTATTGATGGATGGCCCAGTTTGAATTTCTTCAACAACGATAATCAATTGTATATTTTTGGACTTAATTACAATATTTTACGAATCATGGCAGGCATGTCTGGTTTGGCAATTTCGGGATAGTTCATCTTGATAACGAATAAGTTTGCCATATATAACGATATGGATTAATATATTAATTATTTTTCAATATATTGATCAACTGACCATAAATAATGTTACAAACATCCAACGGAAACAAATCGATTTCTATTAATGTGAAAATTATCTTTTCAATATTTTCTGGTTTTTCAGTGTCTCGCCAATAATCATATGAAAATTTATGTCGGATTATTTCACCTCCACAATAACGGAACGAAGCAAAGTCCTTGTTAATAAAAACACCATAATGTTGTATGTAATGAGTGATTGAATATATATTTGCAAGGACAATAATATTCAAATAGCAATCAATGACCAATATTATGCTTGCGTCCCATAAATATATGTTACCTTCGGCACAAACAATAGCATCAATATCGTACTTTACGTTGTATTTACATACATTAATTTGTTTTATGATTGTGCCAAATATATCGAAAATTATAAGATAATTAATAATTGTATTAATATTGTTGATTGCTACTAATTGATTATTATTTTTGGGTACAAAATTATCAAACATAAATTCTGATATGATATGATTCCGATTGTCATTTTGCAAAAAATTCAACATATCATCAAACGAACAAAACATGTACCACGTCTGAAAAATGTGTACCAAAACATAATTTCTTACAAACTTTAGATTATCAAAAAAGTATAGTTTCAATTCGCAATCTAATATACGGCCTTTCTCCAAATCGTATATAGATGTGTAACTATAACCACAATATGGATAATAACAAAGCATCAAAAAATTTTTAACAATATAAATTTCATCAGCTTTTTGAATAATCATTTTATGTTTTCCCCAAAGGTACCAACCATATTCCTTTTCAAGAACCAAGTAATCTGAATTGGCAAAAACAAATTTCCATTCATGTCCCATTGATATCCACTTCTTGCTGTACTTTACGTCCATGTAATACCATTCATTTCTTAATTGAATATAAATATAATTATGAACTACGCATATTTTTTGGAACATATAGTCCAAATACTTCTTCGAATTAACTTGAATAGTATGCATTTGATATATTGTTTTGTATGACAATGATATAGATTTTCAATTTTTTAATTATAAATATGGCAAAATGCATCTTGATTCATGTAGTCGGCAATGTTATATGAATTATAAACAAGTCATTTGATAAACATGTTCAAGATTACTGTCATAATTTGAATTAGCAAAAATATGAAAATCCTTTTAATAATTTGTGAATATTCTTGAAAACACAAGCTTCTGCTATATCACAAAGTTTTTGTAACTGCAATTTCGCGCTGTATTTCGTTGCCAGAACCAAAGTACAAGTTACGATATCAAACCAATAAATTCCTGAATTATTTACAATATGTTCTGCCTCATATTTTAATCATCGTCAATATTATTGTATTAATTGTTATATTACCAATCACATATGGACAATCGATTATTTCAATTTTTTGATACTTGGACAAAGATTAATTGTGTTTAAAGGGAAATAATTTAAATCTGATATAACCGTAATCATGACAACAAAATACATCGATTACTTGACCGAGGATGAACCAATTTCGGGACAGGGATTTGTTTGTCTTTCATTTTTATCTCCCGAAGGTGTGAAAAATTGCACGGTTCGGGGTTTGAAGGTCAGAGGTGTATATTCAACATATGAAGAAGCCAAAAGAAGATCGAATGAAATACGCGATTCTGATCCAGATTTCCATGTTTTTGTTGGAGAGGTAGGTAAATGGTTACCTTGGGATCCTGATCCAAATGATATTGATGATCAAAATTACAAAGAAAAGGAACTCAACAATTTAATGAAGGCCTACAAAGATAATTTGAGCAAAGCCAAAAAGGTTCATAATGAAAGAATAGATGATATGAAAATGCAAGCTAAACAACAACAACAACAACATCAACAACAAAATAAAACACGTGATAGATTGGTGAAAAAGTTGGAACAACGTAAACAAAAAACGCAAACTGAAAAGGAAATTCAATCCAAAGAACTGGAAATAAAACAAAGAGATCAAATTTTGGAAACCAAGAAAAAGGAAATGTCATCCTTGAACAACATTGATGCTAAATTAGAACGAATTAAAAAATTGTATGAAAGCTCAAATCAAAAACCAAAAATTGACATTAAAACTGAAGAGGTTTAGAATGGTCAGATATGATATTGACCAATAATTATAAATCAAAATTATCAACTTTGATTTATAAAATGTTATCAAATAAGGTCATTTTTTTCTGGTTGGACTTTATGTATCGAGCAATTATATTGTTGACCATTTTTATTGGTATAACATTTATGATCATAGAAGCAATACGGGTACACGCTGGCCTTGTCGAAAAACAACCAAAAGTGATCTACAAATACATTCCAAGGACATTTGAGGAAGAACAATTAGATCCTATATTTGCATCCGAAGTTTACGAAACAATGTTCTCGCAGCCATCTCCCTGGGTGCTTAGTATTCGAGAATACGATCAACGAAAGCAAGAAAAGATCAACAATTATTTCGTAAGCCAACTTTGATATTTTCATTTATTAATCTACAAATCAATAACTTCGTCCACGTCTTGGACCATAATTTTGAATATTAAATCTATCATCTTTTTGATTTTCCCAATTTTTATTGTAATTATTGTCATTGTATTCGATAAATTGTTTGCAACCTAATTTGTTTTTTTTGATATCAAGATCCTTTCTAGCCTTGTACCAAAATATCTTGTCAAGGAAATTCTTTCTTGCACCTCTATTAACGATCACCATAATTCCAAATTCGTCAGTCATTTGATCAAAAGCCTGTCTAAATATATCAAAACTAGGAAACATACCCGCATAGTGCTCATATAATCTTTTTTTATTTGAAACAAAATCTTCAGCCAACAGGAAAATATAATCAAAATTACTCCTCAACTCTGGTCTAATTCCCAAAGGAAATTGCATTGTTAAAATAAACATTATTTGCAAATGACGTCCATTGTAAAATATTTCAGCGATTAATGGATCAGTTGCCCAAGAACGTTTCGATGCTAAACAATCATCCATCAATAAAAATATTCTTGGATCAAATTTTTTACCCTTTTCGAATTTTTCTCTACATTTTTTGACTGATTCTCTTTGCCTCTTGATGATTTTTGTAAGAATACGTGGATCGTATTCATGGTAAATATAAAGGTCTGGAAAAAAATGACCATAGAAGCTATTGACACTTTCAGTTTGAGAAATGATAACACCACCCGGAATATAATCGTAATATTTCAATATCTCCTTGCATAATACGCTTTTACCAGATCCTCTTTTTGCAATAATACAAATGGAAGGATTAAAAGTAAACCATTCAAATTTGAACTCCCTGACGGGCATTTCATGGCCATTTATTTTAATTTTTTTGTATACCATATTATTGTTAGACATATTATGTTGTATCTCATCTTTATTGACAATGCCATTAGGATATTAAAATACATAACATTGAATCAATTTTATGTGTTTCAATTTTTTAAACATTGATGTGGCTGACTTAAAACCGAGCCACATCGAGAAAGACATCATTATGGGGTAATTTGATATTATTTTTACCAACTAAATGAAATGATTTATCAAAACTATCAGCAGCACCTCCAATTAATTCGGCACCACCAACGTTACTTGTTTGAACTGTTGTTCCTATTTGACTTTGTGATCCACTATAATAGTTATAAGCTAAAAACCAAACAAGAAATCCTAAAATTCCCGGTACAATAAATCCAACTTCTTCTTTTTTAATATTAGGATTCTTTTTGGCTTTCTCATTATTATCCCACCAAATATACAAATATACTAATACTGCAGCAAGCACTCCTAAAACAACAGGATTTCTAAAAATATTCCCTTCCATCTATATTCACCAATAAGAAAATATTTCATCCCAATTGTAAATCACACAAGCAATGAATCAACATATACACAATATTCATTTCATATACTGTTCAAAAAATTTAGATTGATTGGGAGTTTCTTTTTTTCGAGATCCACCTTTTGTGGTTTTAATTTGTGTTGGGTCGATGACGACATTCTCTTTTCCAAGAATATTTTTCAATTCCTCATCGGACTGTACACTTGGTATTTTAACATTAGTTGCTTCAGTTTTGGGTTTTTCATGACTAACATCGGAACTTGATGCTGCCTCTGATTTAGATCGATCATCGACATCAGTTTCTGAATGACTGTCCTTTGATTTATTGAAAATTTCGTCATTTTTAGGTTCTTCCTTATCCACATCTTGCTTTTCCTCCATTTTGGATATTTTAGAATTAATATCTTTCAAAAAATTATCACCCATATCAATACAGTCTTGATCACTGGTACCATCAACTTTAACTTCCTTTATATCACCATGTTTTCCCTCTTCAAAATAATTTTCTTTCTCAACTTCTTTGTTTGCTAAATCGCGATCAATCATTGATTTAACGTTAGCATACTGTGTCTCATTAATCTGTTTTGTTATGTCGTTAAAGTCATCTTCAACATAATTATTCTGTAAATATTCCTTCAAAACTAACTTCATGGGCAGCATTTTCGTAATAGCTTCTCCAATAGCAGATTTAATTAAATTACATGTATCCCTTTGATTCCTTTTGACTTCCAAAGGTGGAAATTCATGCCAAAATAATTCTGGATTATTATAAACCAATCTTGCCGTTTCAATATAAGTTTTATGTACAAAATCCCTAACAACGATTTTATTATGGTATCCTTCTTTGACAATATTTGATATTCCACGCGGATTAGTAAAGGTCAACAATACAATATAACTCTTTACAGTTGCCTTTATTAAATCATCAAACCAATCACCACATTTACAAGTTGTTTTAATTCGTTCGGTTTCGATTTCCATGGCATTGTTATTCAATAAGGGAATTTCTTTCAAACATGTCTGAAATAATTTAAGTACTCCGGGACTTTTGCTTTGTGGATCAGTTCGACCTTTTTTCAATATGTCTTCGTGAGTTCGTTGTGCAAAGTTATACACAGATTTAATTCCTTCATATACGCTAGGAGTAATCAAATTTACTAAAAACGTCATGTATATGTTTTTGATTTCAACAATATTGTATTTGTAAAACTCGTCCATCAATGATATACAATATGTTTCAAATTTAATTTTATTAATATGCGCGAACGATCACAATACGCTCATGTAAATTAACGCAATAAATTAAAACATTTTAGGGTTGCAAAACATGTTCTAATGAACTTGTTTTGAACATATTGATAAGCCCTGCAACTTTGGCAAAATTAGAAGAATTTTGCCAATGAAAATAAAATTAAAATTTTTTCAAAATAAATCAGGTTACATAATGTAATAATATAAATGAAAATATTTTTTACCGAACATAAAGTAGACATATTTCGATATTTTCTTTGTCTACGTATTTCATTGCATCCCGATTTTGTTGGACAGCCATTAAACACAAGCTTGTAGTTCGTTTATCCTGTGGTATATAGCGCAATGCTTTACCATCTTTATGAATAATATATGCTAAAAATGAATCAGCACAAATCCCTTCAGTTATTTTGGAAATCGAATTTGGGTTTTGTCGATAAGCAGCGTAAAGCAAGTCAAATGTTAAATCAGATGATTTCATATCTTCAATCATCATTCCATCCTTCTTGATTTCACTCAAATGTAATAATGGAGTATTCATTTTATTATTAAAAAGATATATTATCATTCAATTATTTTTTCAATTTTTTAATGTTTGATTATATCCCAATTGACGTTTGAGGAATATGCATTACTGTTTAGAATTAATCTAATAAATAACATTTTGTTCCGTTCAAAAAAGTAGTACT